TACATACTCTGTTTTGGGTGGAGATAAAGTTTATTTTTTAACAAACAAATCTGATGGAAAGTTTAAAATAGATCTTAAAGATACTCTTTATGGTATTCCCCAATCCAAGTTGGCAATAGAAATACATGAAAGAACAAACTCAATGGTAAGAGGTGAAGAACTTATGTTTTTATTAAATCAAATAGTTGATTTTATGTTAACACATGTTCATCCTTTTCCTGGCTTACCTCCAATCAAAGAATACCCAAATCAAGGAGTTTCAAGTAAAAAATTACTAGAAACAATTAATAATGCTGAAAATAATATTCTAAATCAAAATATCCGACTTAATTGATATTTATATAATAAAAGTATAATGTCAATTAATAACTCATATTTTAGTAGAAATAATACTATCATTTATAATGATTTAACAAATACGGGAAGAAACCCCGTTACAGAATTATATTATGGTGAAGACGGTATTGTTAATCCAAGAGGTTTTAGTCGATTTATTTTTGATATTGATTTAAGTTTATTAATTGAAAAAGTTAATAATGGTATTGTATCAACAGGGTGTACATCAGCAATGACTCACACATTGAATATGACCAACACATCATATTTTGATAAAGACTTTTTAAACACATCAACATCACAAGGTAGATATCGGGCAACATCATTTGATTTATTCTTATTTAGAATACCCCCCAATAATAGTACAATACCCCCAACCCCACAAATTTGGGATGAAGGAGTAGGGTATGATTTTATATCGGCAAATACCCCCATTCCTAACGATAAAAATTATTCAGATAGACCATCTAATTGGTCAGCAATTACAACAATAGATACTTGGGAAGAACCGGGAATTTATAGTAACACTAATAGTGGTTCATTTAATTATAATTCATTACAAGTTATAGACACCCAACATTTTGAATTTGGGGATGAAAATATTGATTTTGATATGACAAATGAAATAAACTCAATATTAAACGGATCAATTACAACACCTGTTGGTTGGGGTATTGCATACCTACCTCAAGTTGAAAGTTTATCAGGGACAACAGGAACTTATTCTGTTGGATTTTTTACTCGTCATACTCAGACATTTTACGAACCATATCTACAAACAAATTATAATGATCTAATTGAAGACGATAGAAATATGTTTGTTTTAGGTAAAATTAATAAACTGTATCTATATGTTTATGAAGATGGAGATTTTAAAAATTTAGATTTTAATCCATTTGTTGAATTACGGGACACATCTTGTACCGCAATACCAGGTTTAACAGGACTAACAACTTGTCGTAGATCAAAAGGGGTTTATGAAGTTATTATTCCCCCATTAATTGGTTACAAAACTCCTTGTACGTTTACTGATGTTTGGAGCAATTTATTTATTAATGGTTTTCCATTACCTAATATTACAAATGAATTTACAATCTACCCACTACATAAGTCTTTACAGATTGGTACTCTATCTCAAGACCCATCAATATATGGGTTTGATTTCTATGGAATTAAACAAGATGAAAAGATTTTAAATACGGATGTTCGTAAAGTGGGGGTAATTATTAAAAAAGCTTATACCACTAATCAACTATTACTTAAAGTAAAAGCATCGTATAGAATTTATGTTAAAGAAGGATCTACGGAAGTTCAAGTTCAAGATTGGACAAAAATTAATAGAACACCTAATGAGTATTATTTTATGTTTGACACAAGAGATAAAATACCTAATGAATATTTTATTGATATTAAAGTGTTATCAAGCGGAGAAGTTAATACTTATAAGAAACAAATAAAATTTCAAATAGTAAATAAAAAATAAAAAAAAACAAAAATTATGTCAGGAACAACAACAAGTGCAAACACAAACACCACAATTTGTGTTCAAATATGTACTACTGGTGACACAGGTTCCACTGTAGTGTCAGTAGAACCACAACACCCAACTTGGAGTACTCAAGATGGTGGTGATGTAGTACAATTAAACATGACCCTCCTTGGGGGTAACGGATTAAATTCTTAAGATATGAATTTAGATTATATTATTAGAAAAGTGATTAGAGAGACTCACGAAGAAAAATCTCAAAGATATATGTTCTTTTCTAATTTAGAACAAATGAGAAGACAATGTGATTTATTATTAGATTTCGATCGTAATATGGTTGAATCTATTTTAGATAATGGACATGATTGGGCTCAAGATCATATTTCTGAAGCTAAAAACAATATGGATCAAGTATTTGATTTCATGATGAATGAATCAAAAAAAGACGGTATGGAATCATCGACAAATGTTAATAATGACATTGTTATGTATGAAGGTCGTAAAAAAACGGGGACACCTCTTTGTGCGAGAGGTATTGCATCCGCAAAGGCAACATATGACGTTCACCCCTCAGCTTATAGCAATGGCCACGCTGTTCAAGTATGTAAAGGTTCAATTAAAGGTCTTGATGGTAAAACACATTGTTCGGGTGATTATTGTTAAAAAATAAAAGAGATTAATATCTCTTTTTTTGTGTTTTTATGTTTATCCTTATATTTATTAATATGGATCAACAATGTAGTAAATGTGGAAATTTAAAATCTGTAACCGAGTTCTATAAAACTCAAAGGGGTCACAGATGTAAAGAATGTCTTTTAAAAGTTACACGAGATTATAAAAGAAGAAAAAGATTAGATCCCGAACAAAGAAAAAAAGAAGGGTTAAAACAAAAAGAAAGAAGAGTTAGATTATGGCAAAATACTCTTATTCATGACTCGAAACATAGAAAAATAGAAAACACATTAACCGTTGACGATATTAATAAAATGATGGAGGATCAAAACGGTCTTTGTTATTGGTTTAAAATACCTTTAATACCTTCTAATAAATCAAAACACCCTCAACAACCTTCATTAGACCGATTGGATGTGTCTAAAGGTTACATTAAAGATAATGTGGTTTTATCTTGTTATAGTGCAAATATAGGTAGAAATGATAATGATTTAGAAACTTGGGAAAAATTTTTACAATTAATTTTTTTATTCAAATAATTTATATATATTTGTACAAACAAACAATATATAGATATGAAAAACAGATTAAAAAGATTCTTAAGTAGATTAAAACTTAAATTTTACATTTGGTCAAAAAGATCTTCAAGTATTATACCAACTTATCAAAATGAAATCCTATCATATGAAAAGACGTGTTTTAAAATATGTCTTAAAATAATTCAACATAAAGATACAGAATTTATGATAGCCCCAATGTCTGATAAACGTTATCTTAAAAATGACGATATGAAAATTTTCATAACAATGACAGATCATAGAGTTGAGATCACTAATCACGTTTATAATTATAATGTTAAACTACATGATAGGGATTGGGAAAGATTAACATATATTTTTGATCTTGAAGCAGATAAGAGAAGACTTAATTATGAGGGTGAGGTTAATTCACAAATCACTAACTCTCTACACAATATCTTAGAACGAGTTTCTAATTTCGATTAAAATTTTATCAACCAAAGAATCTACGGATTCTTTTTTTGTTTTATATGATGTCATTATTGGTTTTTGACCTTTTCCTGTTTGAGTATCTTTTTTCTCAGCGGTTCTTTTTTGTTGACATGCAGATCTTTTTTGTGAATCACTCATTTTACCAGCAACTCCAGCCGCCCTACATTTAGGGTAAGATCCTTTAGACGTATCTTGTCGTCCACATGGAGGATGTTTACCATCAACTTTACTACAAATGTTAACCCAAGGACCTTTTGGTTGGGAAGACCCTTTAGACTTCTTCTTTTTACCAAACCAAACTGCAAGATCTTCAGAAATTGTGTCTTTAGTTATTTTATCTCCTTCTTTAATTGGAACAAAATTTAATTTTTTACCTGGTGTCTGATTTATATTATTACCATCTTCATCTGAAAATGTAGACTCAGGATGTTTTTTAATATAATTTGTAACTTTTTTTGCTTTAGAATCTATTTTTTTGATTTGTTTTTTTGTTTTATCCATTGAACCATCATAACTATCATATTCTAACATTGGGTTATCGTAGTTAGACACGGGTATTGTGAATGGTCCATTTTGAGAATCATTAAATCTTCTAATACCTACCTGTAGTGGTGTAATGTATGATCCTCTACTCCCTGAACTATCAGAAGTTACTTCTAATAATATTTTTTTTATAATTTTACTAAGTCTATCCATTTGATTATATTATATAAATATCTTATATTTTAATTATGGAAAAAGAAAATATAAATTATGGTAATTTATTTGGAACAATTGATTTGATTAGCGAACAACACTTGGATATTATTCTCTTATCTATGGATAAAGACCATTCAATATATTATTTAGTTGAGGCGGTTAAGGTAGCACATAAACGTGGGTCGTTTACAATTGGTGAATCTGAAGTTATATCAAAATCAATAAGAGTGTTATCAAAAATTGAAGAACCTACACAAACTAATGATAAATAAAAAAGGAGACAAGTAATTGTCTCCTTTCTCTTATTCGGTATTTAATTGATTATCTCAATTCTCTTAAATCGAATGTTCTAACGCCATCTACGGTAATTCTTCCGTAAAATCTGTTGTTGACCATTTTTTTCGCGTATCTCGTCATTATTCCTTTGATCGGAGTAAAGTTGAACGGATTGTACATTGTAGGTGTTAATTGTAGAGGTACGTACGGTGCGTAGATGTAACCTGTGTCTAACAATGATGTTCCTTTGTGTCCAATCAAAACTTGGTTTGGTGGGAAGTAAGGATCACGATAAACTTGGTAACGTCCTGCAAGAGTACCTACTCTTTCAATACCCATGTTATACTGATCTTGCTCAGGAGATGCGTTAGATACGTGGAAGTATTCTAAATCATCAAAGATTGCAGAAACCTCAGAAGAAACAACAATCCAGTTAGCTCCACCTCTCAAAGTTGATTTGTGGATTTGTGCTGACAATTGGTTAATTGCTGTAATCAAAGTTTGATTCCAATCTTTTTGAGTATAAGATGTTGTTTGAGAAATTCTTCTCCATCCGTTGTAATCCCAACGTAGGTTCCAAGCCGCTCCACTTCTTAAATCACGAAGTATTTCACGGTCAATCTCAGCTGCAACTTGCTCAGATAACAATGCAGTTAACTCAGCCTCAGCGTCGATGTTATGGAATGCTGCAACGTCTTGAGCTAACTCAGGAGACCATTGTGCTCTTAATTTTCTTTCTGTAACAGATACAGTAACTGAATCTAAGTCGAAAGAAACCTCACCGATTTGATCTGCGAATTCCAATTCTTCATATCTTCTAAATACTGAAACAAAAGAAGTACCAGATGCTCCTGAAAAAATTGTAGTACCTGTGTAACCATCTAAAGATGTTGAGTTACAATCAGCACATACTGGACAAGATAAATCAACTTCTAAGTAGATACATCCATCTGCAGAACAGATATTTTTGAATGAACCACCATTTCCATCACCTGGATATGTTGTTTGTGTTGTGTTACCGTATTGTACAATACCTTGACCATATTGTTGAGTAACAACTCTGAACAACAATGGAACTGATACACCACCTGAACTAATAACACTACATGGTGTAGAACTAGCAGAAAATTTAGTTAAATCAGCATAAATTTTAAGACTTGCTAAGAAAGTCTCAGAGTCCATTTCATTTCCATCAGGTCCGATTAATTTACCAGCTCCTGTGTCAGCAAAACCACACATTTTAAGTAATATTTTTCTTTGGTTACCTGTTGGTGATGCAGAATCTGTTAATGATCCATTAGACCATACTTGTATGGTTGTAGCCGCTGTAACTGCTGACCATTGACCTTTAGAGTAATCAAATAATCCTGGAGGATCTAAATCTGCCGCACTACCTTCATAAAATAAATCATAAAGATTTTTTCCGAATGCTCCTGCGTTTGGTGAGTATCCTGCTCCTGGTCCTGAGTTACCTGTTCCGCCTGCTGTAGGTCCGTTCGGTGCTCCGATTGGTTGATAGTGAGTTCCAGAGTTATTTGCTCCACCACCATTATAACCTTGAATTTTAGGTACAAAGAAGAACAATTTACCAATTGGTAAGTTCATTGCTTGTACAGATACTATTTCGTTAGCCAATAATTTAGAGAAAACTCTTCTTACGATAGGGAAAACAACTGTTTCAAATGCTCCATTGGAACCTTCAGAAGTTGCTTCGTTAATCAAGAAAGAAGCTTGGTTTTCATATAACTGTGCTACGTTTTCTTTTAGGTGACCTCTAAGGCCTTCAAGGAATCCTAATTTATCCCATTTGTTAATTGTGTCTTCTTTGATAACTTTAAGGTGTTTTAACCCGATATTACCAACAAGACCTGATTCTAATAATGCTCCCATTTTTTTGGTTTTTTATTTTTTTTAGTTTATTTTTATTTTTATTTTATTTTTGACATTAAATCTTTCATTCTTAAGAATTGAGGATTTTCATATGTTTTAGATTCAATTAAATTAACCGCAGATCCCGATGTTGGGGTTTTTTGAACGGTTCTTTCAAATGTCTCATTAACAAAATGACTCTCTTTACCTACGTTTGAAAGTTCGTCTTTTACTACTTTATACAAATTTTTAGATTCTTTAAGTGTTTCAACGGTATCAAATCTTTTTAAGATATTAATTTTTTCTTGTTTTGTTGTTGAGTGTTCAGTAAATAAACGAGTGGCATAAGCCAAGTTTGAATTAAACACCGCAACTTCATTTAATTTATCTCTAAATACATTCAATGCGTTTCTGTACTCTTCATTTTTTTCTCTAAGAATTTGTAATTCGGAATTACTAACACTTTCATGAGTTCTAACTCTTAATTTAGGTAAACTTTTTCTGTTCGGACTATTTCTACTTCCATTACCTAACGTACGTGCAGATTCTTTAGTTTCAATTTTCTTAACAGGTGTGTTTTTACCTTTTTCCATGTTTTCACCTTCCTTATATTCAAATTTTGGTTTACCCATACCAACACCTCTGGTTCCTTGTTTCATTTTTGTTTTGAACCCGTCACCTTGGTTTGGTTTTTTATCGTATTTAAATTTTGATGAATTACCCATTCCAATACCTTTTGATTTAAATTTAGATTTAGATTCAACAACAAATTCGTCATCATCTTCATCACCAAAAAATAGATCTTCATCTTCATCTTCGTCTTCAGGATCGATTTCCATATTAAAACGTTCGATCATTTCAGGATCAAATATTTCATCATCTTCCTCTTCTTCTTCTTCATCCTCAAAATCATGACGATTAAATCGTTCCTTCATTTCAGAATTAAACTTTCCAGATAAGTGACTTTTATACGAATCTTCATCATCTTCATCTTCATCATCATCAGTATCATCTAGTTCAACTTCATAGATAGTTTTAGTATCTTTGTCTTCGTCTTCGTCTTCTTCATCAAGATAGAATTTATCATCATCTTGCTCAGATTCACTTAGTTGTATAACATACTCAACGTCGTTATTTTCATCAGATAAATGTATCATTCCTTCTTCTTTTTTTACAATTACCCCATCTTCAGGACCCATAGCTCTAAACACTTTTAAAACGTCTTCGGTCGATGCGTCTGTTAGGTCAATTGTTTCATCGTCTGCATCTAGGTCAAGTTCGTCTCCCATATCTACATCCAAATTATCAACGTCATCATCAGATACGTCAGTATCATCAAATTCGGCATCTACTTCAATCTCATCTTCGTCTTCTTGTTCGTTAAGAGATTCTTTTACTAATGATCTGATTTCTTCCTTCATTGTAGAAGCAAGTATTCCTTTTGCATTTTCGTTAATAACTTCTTCCAAATTTCGCATTTGTAAGAAAGTATCTTCAACTAATGATTTTTGTTTGTTCATTATAGTTTGGTTATTTTACAATATAAATAGTGTGGTTTTCAAAAAAATTCAATTTTTATTAATTTTATTGCAAAAAAAATGGAGATATTTAAAAATACCTCCAATTTAAAAAATTGATTAGTTTAAAATTTATTTAATTACTTCATCAATTTTACTTTCAGTTATGGATGTGATTCTCCAATCCATTGAGTAATGTTCATAAACTTTTGTTACTTTAGATTCGACATCAGTAGGGGAGTAACCCAATACTAATTTTTCTTCTCTAACTTTTTTAACTTTTCCTGATTCGTTATCTAACAAATCTGATGTGATCTTCGCCACAAAATACTTTTCTCCTTGTTCCATAGTTTAATTATTTATTATTTTTTTAAATAATCGGATAATCTTTTCATTAAGTCAAGCGATTTGTTACCAGAATCCCCAATATTTCTTTCAACGGACATTTTTTTTTCTTCATCTAAGTTTTCTTCATAGTTCATTCTCTCATTTTTATCTAAGAATAGATACGCTCCAGGTGTTGATGGGGACGAAACTAAATCAAAACAAATTAATTCAAAATCTTCTTGAACTTCATTTTGTTCACCCACTTTTTTAAGTGATCCTACACCACGAGAAGAAATACCTAAAGTAACACCTTGTCGTAAATAGTTTGCTGCTAGATCCCCCTTTGTTGATACGATTCCTCTTTCATGAAATCCAGGACTTGTAAGTAATTTTAATTTCCCCAACAATACAGGACCCTCCCACCATACTTCAGTAATTAGGTGAGAAACTCTATCTAAATCAATTAAAGATGACTCAGGGTGATTAAGTTCAGATAAAGAAGTTCCTTTCTCTATCATCTTCTTATAATTTTCAGATTCTCTTTTTAATATTTTTTCAGGATATATTCTACCATTTCTATTTGGTGTATCGTATTTTTGTAATACGGCATAGAATTCAAATGGTTTAGAATGGTCAAGCATATTTCTTGACTCATTTAATGTACTTAAATTACGACTCTCATTTGGATTAATATAACCAGCGTCATATTCAATAAGAATTCCTTTTTTATTAGATTCTTGTGGACCTAAAATTTTATAACCGTTCATAGTATTTTTTTATTATAAATACTAAACTTTTTCGGTTTTTACTTTAATAGGTTTAACATTGCCTGTTTTTGTTAAATAAAATTTAAAGTATTCATTATTATATAAGATATCATTATATATTCCTTTTATAATTTCTTTTAATTTACGTTTAAGTAATAAACCTTTAAAATCCATTTCATTAATTAAATAAATATTTATTTCTACATTCATAAATGATTTCTTTTTTATTGATAGTCCACTTGTTCTAAGATCCGTATCAACAATAAACTTATCATCAAAAAAATTTTTATCTATGTGATTATATATTGAATGCTTTATAGACCTGTTCATATTTAAAACCACTCTTGCCCAATTTTCAACATCATATTTTGGTTCGACCCAAGTCTGTAAATTTAAGTAAAGTGATTTAAAGTTTTTGGAATCTACTGTTCCATAAGTAATTTTTGAGTTTTTGAATCCACTCATTTTTGCGGTTTTCCCTTTTTTCATTTGTATTTTTCATAAAAACAATGTTTATTTTATAAAATAATAAGCATTTATCTGATATATATCAAATATAAAATAAAATATAAAATTAATATATGTTAATAGTACATGTGAAAAAAAATGGGGGGATTGAAAGGGCTCTTAAAGAATTAAAGAGTAAGATAATTAAAACAAGACAAAATTCTAATTTAAATAAAAGAAAAGAATTTACTAAAAAATCTGTGAAAAATAGGGAAGTGTTAAATAAAGCCACTTATCGTCAAAAGTTAAAAGATAACGATTAAAGATTTTCATTTAATTGTTGTAGTTTAATATAGTTTAAGGTATCGAATGATTCGGTACTAATTTTTTCAATTGTTTCATCGATTCTTTTTATAACTTCTTCATCATTATCATCTTCTTGAAGTTTTTCTAACTTAGAAATTATTTTATCTTTTAATGAATCATAGTTTTCTTTTAATTTATTTGTATCGGAAGATAAAAGTGTTTTTAATTTTTTTTGGTCAGATTCACTAAGATTGGTAATATAATCTTTAATTGTTTTATTTGCAATGTTTACCATGGTATTTAATGGTATATTAATAGGTTCTTTTTTATCCTTTGGTGTTTTTGTTATATTTTCTAAAATTATTTTTTTACTTGTAATTTTTTCTTCTAATTTAGTAATACCATTTGAAAATAAATCATCAATTACATCATATTCATTATTATAATCAGATCCATAAACCCAATCTGTTATGGGTTTAATGTCCTTATTTGATATTTTATTTATTGTGTTTTCATAAATACTTATACTCTTATTAATAAATTCGTTAGCAATTGATTCACTCAATCCCTTGTTTGAATTTAATTCATCATAAAGATAAAAAAGTTTGGATATGTTTTTATTTTTTAAAACAACTGAATTAAATTTTAATATTTCAGTCTTAGTTGTGTTGTTTTTATACGACTCAACTAACTTATTTTCTATTTTTGATTTTAATTTTCCGAATCTCATAATTTTTTTATTATAAATATCAATCTCTTAGTAATTTGCTCAATTCATTTTCCATTGAACCTAAAGAATTTTTACCTTTAGATAAGTCAATGTACTTATCACCATAAATATCATCATTCTCTAATAGAATATTTAAATTATCATTTTTTTTATTTTCAGGTAATGTTTCTTCTGCGGGTGGTGCTGGTTCAGAAGGTTCTGCCCCACCACCAAAATCAGGTAACGAACCACCACCACCACTTGGAGGAGGGGCAGGAACATCTGATGGGGGATTTTCGGTAGATCCCGATTTAGTTTTATATAGTCTATCTACAATATCAAACATACCGGTATGTGTAATAACTGTTGCGGTATTCACCAATTCTGCTGCAACAGCTCTTTCTAATCTTTGTTGTTGAGTATCTAATTTAATATCTTCATCAGAGAATCCAAAAATGTGTTTCTTAGCCCAAGTTGCTGAGGTTGGTGACAATGTATTTGGTATTTCAGTTACCAAATCTTTATACAACAAAACTTTTTCTTTCCACACATCTATCATTAATAAATCCGCTTGTTTTGATGGGTTTGTTAACCCTAATGTAAAGTTTTGTAATTCATCTTCAAACCCTAAAATAAATAAATGTACAATTGCAATTTTATTCATTTCTGAAATCATTGCTTTTTGAATTTTGTTAATTGTTCTTGCAAATCTTATATCTTGTAAGGATAAATTTTTACCATCACCAACAACCTCCTCAAATCCTAAATAAGCTTTTGGAACCCGTAAGGCGGTAACCAACTTTTTTTGAATATATTCAATATCCGCAATTTCAGATAAATTTGTTGCTCCAGGTAAAGTTTCAATTGGCATTGTTTGAGTCACATCACGAACAGGAACAAAGTAATCCTGATCTACCGCCATCTGATTAAATCGTAAATCCACGTTACCCGTTTTGTTATCAACAATTTGGTCACGTTTAAACTTATTCGCAACACGTTGTACGTAAGCTTCAACGTCTTTATCATCCATATTACCAACAAACACTTTAAACACCCTTCTTTCAGGTGCTCTTGAAGTTCTATAGATTAACATTGCGTCTTCAGATAACAATAGTTGTTTCCATATTCTTCTTGCTTTTTCTAACATTGATGTACCATAAGGTAATTTTCTGTCATCTCCTAGTAACCTAAAATGGGCAACCTCCCAACTATTAAATTCCATATCTTTTACTTTCCAATGGAATCTTAATCCTTTATCTTTTGGGTCTACTTCCGCATTAATTGATTTTGCTGCCATACCTCTTTCCAAACGTTCTATTTCAATGTTTGGTAATTGCATACATCCAACAACACCTTTTTCTGAGTCTAATTTTAGATATACAAAATTGTCACCATATTTACAGGTATTTCTTGTCCACATTTGTAAATTAGTGTTAACATCTAACACATTATTAAATAAATCTGTTAATATACCTTTTACTCTTTTTGATTCAGAATATATTTGTAATATATAACCGTCTTGATTAGGTGTGGTCGACTCTTCAGCGTATATATCTAAAGCGGTGGATATCTCAGGAGTAAATTCCATTGATTCATAATCATAAAATGATGCCAGTCTTGTTGGTTCATAATAAATCGCTTGAGTATATAAATTATTTTCTATTTTTGCCCATTGACCCGACAAATACATAGATTGTTGTGCCTGTAGTTTTTCTTTTTCGTATTCCTGTTTATCGGTTGTTTTTAGTAATTCTTTCTTATCTAAAGAATATGTTGGCAAATCTTGACCTAAAAGTGAATTTGGTCCAAATGTTTTTGATAACCTTTGCCATATTGTAAGATTTTGATTGTTATTTTCCATATTAAAAAATTAAGTATAATGATAAATATCTAAATAGTTTGTCTTTTTACTTATTAAACCGTATTTGAGTTACAAATTTTAAATACTTATCTTCACCAACAATGATTGGGGACATATTTTTAACATGAACCACTAAAACTAAAAATTCCACTACTTACTGTGCCATAATTAGTCCAATCTGAATAATATCCGTCAGGGGCTAATGTAGTACAAGATATATCTGTGTAGATTCCTAACGCAAAATCCAAGATACAACCATTTGTTTTACAAGGAACACTTATATAGTATGTTGATTGAGTAGCCATACAAGCCATAAAACTGTCAGTTAAATCGTAACCCAATTGGACTTGACAACAACTAGTTAATACTAATGTATCACAAATTACTTGAGGTGAAACTGGGGTAACATTTGTGGAAGCAGAAAAAGGATTATAACATACAGTATATCCAGTAGTGCTAGGTCCACTTGTTCCACTTATTTGTCCGTAAGGGTAACAACATGAGTAATATGAGTATACGGTGTCCTTTGGTATAGTCCCTTCAACACAATTAACGGGTGTTTCAATTGGTGTTGGTGTTGGAGTTTGAGTATTTGTTGGTGTTTGAGTATTTGTTGGTGTTTGAGTATTAGTTGGTGTTACGGTAGGTGTTGGTGTTAAAGTTAATGTTGGAGTTTGAGTATTTGTTGGAGTTTGAGTGTTAGTTGGTGTTTGAGTATTAGTTGGAGTTTGAGTATTAGTTGGTGTTACACTTGGTGTTACGGTAGGTGTTGGTGTTAAAGTTAATGTTGGAGTTTGAGTATTTGTTGGTGTTTGAGTATTTGTTGGAGTTTGAGTATTTGTTGGAGTTTGAGTATTTGTTGGTGTTTGAGTATTAGTTGGAGTTTGAGTATTAGTTGGTGTTACACTTGGTGTTACGGTAGGTGTTGGTGTTAAAGTTAATGTTGGAGTTAGAGTTGTTGTTACACTTGGAGTTACAGTATTTGTTGGAGTTACAGTATTTGTTGGAGTTACAGTATTTGTTGGAGTTACAGTATTTGTTGGAGTTTGAGTATTTGTTGGAGTTACAGTATTTGTTGGAGTTTGAGTATTTGTTGGAGTTACAGTATTTGTTGGAGTTACAGTATTTGTTGGTGTTGGTGTTACAGATGGACTTGGAGACTCTCTATGTTGATCTGGTAATGACCCTCTTTTATTCGAAAAGTCTATATCAAAAATCTTGGCGGTCAATATATCTTGACCAGGTACAATTAAACTTGATCCACCCATTATTTTTCCCGATCTTCTCCTTACACTTAATCCCATTATATTTTATTAATAAATATTATCTACCCCCAAATAACCAACCGTATTTTTCGTAATCACTTCTACTTGGTCCACTATTATTTCTTCTTGAGTCATGTCCTATATTTGGCATTGTTGGGTTAAAATTAATTATATCCTTAACAGATTCATTATTACTTATGGTCCAAGACTCAATCATTGATTTTGTATGTTCTGTTACTTTTTCTAAACTTGAAAATGATGACTCCCCCACGTATAATGCCATGGCAATAGACATAATTAAATCATCGTGATGTCCTTTTTGGTGATCAGGTCTACCGTTTATATAAACAAAAGTATTCATTTCGTTATATAGTCTAGAACTATACATTCTAAATCCGTGTCTTAAACCCTCCTCAAATGCTGCAATTATCTGTACTCGTTTAGAATTAAAGTTAATTCCTGGTATTTTATCTACCGTTCTTGATGCCGACCTCCACATATTATTTTGATCAACACCATCAACATAAAGATTTTTATAATCAAATTCTTGTAATTTACGTACGGTTGTAATACCCATACCACCGGTGATATCAACTACAACAAATGCTGAATACATATTTGCCCATTTAAAAGCAACCTCAGCCAACGTATCTGGCGGAATTTTTCCAATATATTCTAACACCTGTTCTCTTGTGTCAAAATCAACAATTTGAATTGTACTAAAATCCTCACTATCACCACGAGAGACATCAACACCCATAATATATTTGTGACCAACTTCCGCCTCTTTCCAAATCCATAATGAATTTCCCATCATTTTATTTTGGGGTTCCTTTAACATATTTTCACGAATTTTTTGTAACATATTAGAATCAAAGACATTATCTCCAGATCCTAAAAAATTACATTCCAACTCTTGGGATACTTTTCTCTTATCGTATTTAAGTTTTTTTACCATACCCTCAAACCACGAAGAACAAGCTTTGTATCCTGTATCCATAATTGATTTTAGTTTAACGTAATCTCTTTCAACAAATGGGATCCCATCCCAACTAATAATATTATCATCAGTATACTCTTCTTTATTTAACAAATAATGAATAATATTCTCTGTTTTAACTAAATATAAATCTTTGGTATATCTTGGATCTCTAAACCAATACATTTCAGAAATTTTAAAATCATTGATATTTCTTAACGCTTGATCATATATCTCATAATAAATTTGGTCATAACCATTTGGTGTTGAAACCACAATTACTTTACCCCCTGTGGATAGGGATGCCATACAAGCCGCCCAAAAATCACTATCAGCCTCAATAAATGCTGCCTCGTCAAATACAAGTATTGTGGGGGTAAATCCACGTAAAGCATCTTTTGATGTTGCAACCGCCTTCACTTCAGACCCATTATTTAATTTATAATGTTTTTGTGCGTTTTTATCTACAGCAAATCCAATACCGACCCAAGCGGGCCATTGAGAAATAAACGCCCTAATTTTATTTGCCATTTCTTGAGATGTGTCAAGTTTATTAGCAATAATAAGAATTTTTTCAGGTTTATTTTTTTTTGCAAATGCCAATTTTTTTGATGCCCAAGCGGCGGTTACAGTTGTTACTCCGGCTTGTCGATATTTTAGGGCAATGTTCTCATTATAATTTTCATAATCTTCTAATAATGATATTTGATCGGGAAATAACTCTAACGGTACGTATTGTGAAACCGTATTATCATATGTTTGTAAGTAAGTTTTTAATGCGTAAGTTGTGTCTGTCATACATTTAACATACTCTAACATTACTTGTTCTTTAGATAAACCCATAAAAGTTTTTATTGATAAATATCAAAACCCCCAGTTATTTTCATAAAAGGGGGTTTTTAGTTATTTTAATAAATTATTAAAGACCTAATTGTTTAAGAATGTCATCATCATCATCATCATATCCAGGCTCATCTTCATCATCATTTTCGTTATTAAATTTATCGTACTGACTTTTAGCATCTTTCAAAATTTCTTCAAATTTACGTTTTGCCTTATTATTATCATTTTCATTGTCAGAAACAACATTTGCAATTACATTTTTTAAAAATTCTTCTGCAGGAATACTGTAAAGAATTTTTTCAAAATAAGGTTCATATTTTCTACCGTCAACATCCATTAATTCATAAGGTAGTAATGTTCTTAATTTTCTAACTAACTCACCACCAACTCTAAATTGTGCTGGTTCATTTAACATGTTATCTGTTTGTCCCATAATATCCTGAGCCATTGATGGGTCCATTCCTCTCCATTGTTCTCTTGACGGAACCATTTTAAATGATTTGTCCAATTCATGTAATAAAATTGGGAATATTTGACCATTACCATAATATGTGTCAACATCATTTTCACCATCACTATCATCAAATTCTTCGTCATCATCATCTTCATCATCACCATCTAATTTACCCGAAGCTCCAGCAGCATTACCACCCAAAGTATCGATTAACTGTTGATCAGTAAAATACATTAAATCATTTGCTGACATAATTTTATTATATAATGAGTATAATCTTGGATTAATTTCATCTAATCTATCTTTATATAGTTGATAAGCAAATTGACCTCTTTTACCGGATCCTTGGATTAGTGCGTTAATTACATTACGTTTTTCAATTTCAAGTTGTCGTATTTCATCTGGAGTTAACTCATCTACATCAAATGAGAAATTTGCCGGTAAGTCCAATTTTTTATTTTCTTTTGGTTTCATTTGAAACGATCCGGGGTCAACAGGTTGTTCACCTAAAAAAGTTAACATGTTAAAATAAGGAAACTCATAAATAACCCCCCCGTTTTGACCAGGTTTTTTAGTTATTGTTTTTTGTTTTAACGATTGACTCATTGTAATATTTGGGGACATATGACCTCTTTCTTTTGCTGATATCTCAACTGCAAGATCTCTCAAAGCTTCTCTATTTTGACTAGTTTCAAGACTCATTACCTCTCTTACTGCCGCCATTTGTTCCATTTGTATTGCTCTTTTTACTGATGGATCGGTAATATTTTCTTCCGTACCATAATAACGTTTTACGGAATCAACAATCTCTTTAAATCTTTTTCCTGCAATTCTCTCAACATCGGAAACTCCCTGTCTAAAAGATCTATTTTTAGCGTATAATCCTTCAGGATCCTCAATTGAGGATTGAACCCTTGGGTCCATTCTTTCTGGATAATCTCCGTAATCTACAGGAGCTTCTTTAATTAATCTTTGTATTAATCTTTCTAAATATTTATTATCCATTGTTATTGAAATACTTGTTTAATTAACCCAATAAAATCTTGTTTCATTTTTTCTTTATTTTTTTTCTCTCCTCTTGGAGCTTCTTTAACTCCAGGGTTAGGGTCTTTAAAGGGGTTACCTCTTCTTTTTGGGGGTGTTCCTGGTTTAGTCGGAGCATCTTTTTCTTTTGTTCTTTCTTTTTCTTTTGTGTCGTTTTCTTCCATTGAACCCATAATCGGCATCATTTGATTTGGTCTTTTCATTCTTTTACCTTCAATGCCAGATTCATGTGAAAACATACTCATTTTTTTTGGGTTTCTCAACATCATGGAATTATTTTTTTCCATTTTTTCTGAAATTGTTTTTAGAATATCTCCTTTAGTCATTTTTGGTTCAATACGTCTTTCAATCATTCCCACTATTTTGTCTTCTAAAAATTTTTCATAAGCCTCATCCATTTTTTCAGGATTTTTCTTTTTGGGCATTGTCTTGTATTGTTTTTTTGATGTTGAATCAGAAAACTCTCTTGCCAATTCACACCATTTATTCTTTTTAACACCTTTACTTGTGTTACATTTTGCCCAAAAGAAATTTTGTTGAGATTGAGATTCAAACTTTTCTTTTAATTCACTTTCCGTTGTCTCCATACCATCTTCAGATGCTGCAGGATCTTTTACAATATTAAATGTTGAGTCCTCATCCATTTCAGTTTTTTCATATACTTCATATGGTTTTTTCTCTGATTGTAATTTTGATTGAGTTGCTGAATCAGCACTAGAAACCATAGTTATTTCATTAGTTTCTTTTTTATTAAATCTTTCTACTAAAGATTTTGTTTGTGAATCATTTAATTTTGAAAGAAAAGACGATGATAAACCGTTTTCTAATAAAAATTGTATGTCTTTTTTAGTTCTCATATACTACTTTTTTTTCAAATTCAAGAACAATGTCTCGCTCGTATAGTTTATCTTTAACAACTTGTTCCGTTTCTCCAAATTTAAAGACAAGTCTTTTTATAATGGAAAAATCAATATCATTATTTTCTTTTTCCCAACCTAAAGATATAACACCATCCATAGAATCTAACATTGAAAATAAATCAGAATCTTGAATTAACTCTAAACTAACCTCACCATTTGTTAACACACCAACTTTTTTAATATGTTCAACATCTGGTGGTGTTGGATATCCATTTGCGGGTTTTAATTCCCAATTGTCTCCCCACACTTCTAATGTATCAGAAAAAATAAATTCATAAATGTTATCCCCTTTATAGTTAGGTCCCATTCCATTTATGTAAATTAATTTATTCATGAAATTGATCCATTTCGTGTAATCTTAGTATCAGGAATACCATTACCGTTATTAAAAATTAAATTTCCTTTATTAGTAACACCAACCAAAGAAGATTTTGGGTTATTTTCCATAAATTTTAATGATGATCTTTCTTGTCTTATTGATTCTGATAATCTAACAATCTCGGATTTATTAAAATCACTCATTTCTTTTTTTAATTTTCTTTGATTTTCTTCTTGTATTGTTTTTTCTTTAACATCAGTATTAAAATATTTTGAAATAATTCTATCAATTTTTGATTCTCCAAATGTTCCGTGAGATAAAGTTGGATATGATTTATGTTTCATTTTTGATCCGTGTCTTGGATATTCATCTTCTTCTTCTTCATAATCATTTAGATCAAACATACTGTCTCCCATTGTTAATTCTTGTCTCATGTTTCTACTAAATGCTGACGGAATTTTTTCATTAAGAGCGTCTTCTAAACTCATAATCTCTTTCATTTCCCCTCCTTCTGATGGTGGAGGTAATTCTTGATCACCCATATCAAATTCTTCATCACCCATTCCTTCTTCATCGCCCATTTCAGGATTGTCATTAACATCTTCTTCTTCAACACCTTCTAATCGGTCAATTATTTCTTCTACATCGTCATCATTTAAAGTTGTTAAATCTAATGAAGATAAAACAGAATTTATAACATATTTAACGTCATCTCCACTCATTTCTTCTTCTTCATTACTATTATAAGCTCTAATTTTTTGTGCTAATTTACCTGTAAGTTTTTGAATAATTTTCATTGTAACTGGTTCGTCATCATCCCCTTCTTCATCTGATCCCATTCCGTCAAAATCAACATCTTCATCAGAAGATAGTGAATCGTCAGTTGCCACAGGTTCTGCTGTAGGTGCCGCAACAGGTGCCGCAACAGGTGCCGCAACAGGTGCCGCAACAGGTGCTGCAACAGGTGCCGGGGTTTGTTCGTCAAGTTCAATATCATCTGTACCATACGACTCTTCGTTTGTAGGTCTTCTTTTTAAGATGTATTTTTTGTCTTCATTAAATAATGAAGTCCCGTTCTCATTTTCAAATAAAGTATTTAATTCTTTAGCGATTAAATTCATTCTTTTGAATGCTTGAGAATATGATGCGTAATATTGTCTATTTTTCATAGGTGCAATATATTCGTTTTCAGATTCATTAATTGATTTCTTTATAATATAACCCGATTTTTCTTTCACAATTTGGTATTTATGTCCATCTGCTAAATTGATAGAGTATTCTGTAGATTTAGATTCATTAATAGAATTTGGAACATTCTCTTTGTAACGAGAAATTTCAATAATTCTTTTAATTTTATCCATTCCCTCTAATTTTTCACTACCAATCGGTCTTAAGTTTCCCATTTTTTTGTTTTTTTAAAAATATTATTTTTCTTATAAATATATTAATACTTATGTTTATTTGTTGTTTTATAAAATTATTGTTTCATGGATAACTTTTTATCCAATATAGTTGTAGATAAATTATGTAATTTTTCAATATATCCGTTCCGTCTTAAAATTTTAAACACTAAATTCTCTGTTGAATATTCCCCATCTTTTTCTAATCCACAAGTCCTATATTTTTTAAGTTTTTTCTTATACTTATCGACAAGTTCTTTTGCGGTGTCCATATCCTCATCTTCAATGTTTTCTATAACACCGTCTATTATGTTCATCCATTGTTTAGATTTTTCTTTTAATAGATTTTTATCTATGTTAATGTCTTCTTTTTCTGGTTCATTTGACCACTCGTCAAAAAGTATAGAATATACTCCACTACTAAAATGAGTTTCAACCTCATTTTGAACATAAAGTTCTACCTCATAACCAAATATTGTTATATCGTGATTCTTATTAAAAATAATTTTCTTTAAGTTAAATAACTTTTCATACAATTCAATTTGATTTGGTGGGTATTGTGAAAAATTGGCAACTATGTGTAAATCAAAATCAGAAAATTTTGACCAGTTATAATTAGATAATGATCCCGTTAAGATAATGTCCGTTATTACAATATCAATATCTAAAAAGTCAATAAACTCATGTGCAATCTCTAATAATCTTTCTCTAACTTCAGATTTCATTGCAGGAGTACCACTATTTAAATCCCAAATTTTTGGATTTAATTCTTTTTTTGGTACAAAACTTTTTAGTATTTCATTATTATCCATTACTTATAAATATAATGGTTTTTAAATTAAGATATTTTTATATATTTAAAAACTTTGGATATTTGTGAATTAAAAAAACTACCTTGTGATTTTGCGGATCTAAATTGGGTATAGATTTGATGAGGAACATCCTCATATTCATAAATCATTCCATTTTTAAACTCAGCAACAAGTTTTTTTGTTTCAGTATCGTATTCCGTTTTAATTAAATTACTTGATTCAATTTCATTTAAAATTTTTGTTCCCTTAATTTCTTCTTTAATAACTCCCATAATCTTTTATTTTAAATATATTTATAAAAAAATAAAAATACACCTTATATACTTTTTAATAAAAAATTATTACATTTATAAAAAAACAAATATTATGATTGAATTTCAAGACGAAAACGAAAAAGGAAAAAAGAAACCAGACAGTAGTGGAGGAACTCCCGTTTTAGACAACTTTAGTAGAGATTTAATAAAAATGGCAGAGGAAGGGAAATTAGACCCTGTAATTGGTCGAGAAAAAGAAATTTTAAGAATTGCTCAAGTTTTATCTCGAAGAAAAAAAAATAACCCAATAATAATTGGTGAGCCAGGAGCCGGAAAAACGGCAATTGTTGAGGGTTTAGCAATGATGATTTTTAATGGTGAATGTCCTAAAAACTTGTCAGATAAAAGAATTGTATCTTTAGATATGAATTCGGTTGTTGCTGGAACAAAATATCGTGGTCAATTTGAGGAACGAATGAAAATTATAATTGAAGAATTACAGTCTAATCCAAACATTGTTGTTTTTATTGACGAAATTCACACAATGGTGGGAGCGGGAAACAGTTCTGGATCTTTAGATGCTTCCAATATTTTTAAACCCGCATTATCTAGAGGGGAAATTCAATGTGTTGGAGCAACAACATTAGACGAATACCGAAAACATTTTGAAAAAGATGGGGCATTAGAAAGACGATTCCAAAAAGTAATTGTAGATCCATCAACTAAAGAAGAAACTTTTGAAATTCTTAAACAAAGTAAATCTAAATATGAAGAACATCATAAGGTAAACTATAGTGACGAATCTCTTTGGATTTGTGTTGAACTAGCTGATAGATACATTACGGATAGAGAATTTCCCGACAAAGCATTTGACATTTTAGATGAGGTTGGAGCAAGAATGCAGATCGATATTAAATTACCTGAAGTTATTGAAAAACTTAAATTGGCCGCCCAATCAATTAAAAAAGAAAAACTTGATGTAATTAAACGACAAAATTATGAACAAGCCGCAGAATTAAGAGATAAAGAACGTACTATTGTTTCTAATCTTGAAAAAGAAAAAAGAAAATTTGAGGATTATCTTAAAACAAGTAAAAGAATAGTTTCAGAAGAATTGATTTATGAGGTTGTTTCTAATATGACAAAAATACCCGTATCAAAACTAAACTTGGATGAAAAAAATACTTTGGTTAATTTAGAGTCTTCTCTAAACTTTACAGTAATCGGTCAAGAAGAAGCTGTTATGAAAATATCAAAATCTATTCGACGAAATCGTGTCGGAATTAAAGATCCTAATCGACCAATAGGGTCATTTATTTTTTTAGGATCAACAGGTGTTGGTAAAACATTTTTAGCAAAACAATTAGCAAAACAAATATTTGGAAATGAAGATAATTTAATACGTGTTGATATGTCGGAATATCAAGAGAGACATACGATATCAAGATTAATTGGATCTCCTCCAGGATATGTGGGACATGAAGAAGGTGGACAACTTACTGAACAAGTAAAAAATAAACCGTATTCTGTAATTTTATTTGATGAGATTGAAAAGGCAAATAAAGATATTTTTTCAACATTATTACAAATGTTAGATGACGGACATTTAACTGATGGATTAGGTAGAAAGATCAATTTCAAGAATTGTTTAATTATTATGACATCTAACATTGGAGTTAAAAAATTACATGATTTTGGAACTGGTGTTGGATTTAAAACTAATAGTGATGTTGTTAAAGAAGAACATAAAAGAGATGTTCTTAAAAAAGAGTTGGGGAAGTTTTTTGCTCCTGAATTTCTTAATCGTATTGACGATGTTATTATCTTTAACTCATTAAAAAAAGAAGATATAGATAAAATTGTTAAATTGGAACTTGATATTTTATTAAAAAGATTACTTAAAATGAAATATAAATTTAGTTACAAATTGGAAGTTATTGATTTAATTTCAAAAGTGGGGTTTGACGAATTGTTTGGAGCTCGTCCATTAAAAAGAGCAATTCAAGATAAAATCGAAGATTTAATATCCGAAAAAATACTTTTAAATGAAGTTGTTGAAAATAAAGACTATATGTTATTAGTAAAAGACGATGAAAATATTTTAATTGAGGACCATTCTATTCCTGAACCAAAAAAAAGAGGTAGAAAAAAGAAAGAGGATCAACCACAGTAGTAAAATTAAAAATATTTAATGTTTAGTGTAACCAAGTTCCTCAATCATTAACTTACCAACTTTGATCCCATTGTAAGTATCGTCAACAACAACATATTCATTTGGTGTGTGATAACGATAATATCCAATTGATATATTAAAACAAGGAATATTAAATAATGTATTAACCATATATATGTCCGTATAAGGGTGTTTATGGTACTTTGTGTCAGATGGGAAATGTTCGGTAATTAAACCCCCACCAACTCTAAAGAATTCACTATCACGATCAAACATATTTTTACTCATAAGATATTCAGAAATCATATTGTTCTCAGGTGCATCAAATTGAATCCCATATCCAACATTTTTAAAGAACTCCGGATCTGCGTTTTTTGATCCGTGACAACCAGTTTCTTCAGACACAAAAAATGCTGATTTTAAATTTGGTAATTCCTTTAATAATTCCAAACAACCAAACACACCACATTTATCGTCACCACCAATACCAGTTGGGTGTCCTTTATCGTTATATGCTTTAAGTGATAATTTGATCTCTCCCTGAGCGTTAGGTAACATTTCCTCAACAACGTTAATTGTGTCAATAGTATGTACCGTATCGGTGTGAGCAATCACACACGGGAAGTATTCAATATCTTCGTCGGTTTGTTTCGTTGCGTAGATGTTATACATCTCATCAACATAAAACGGAATATTGTTCTCGGTTAACCAATTGGTAATAAATTGGATCATCAAATCCTCTTTATATGTCTTTGTTGGTACGGACAATACTTGTTTTAATAAGTCATAATTTCTTTCCATGGTACAAAAGTACAAAAATTATTTCAATATACCAACAATTCTTTTAATTTCTTCAAATAATTCGTATTGGGTTTCAATTCTTTTTAATTCTTCAAAATCTACAGATCTTTTTTGTTCCGTATCATCACTTATATTATTTTTAATACTAACAATAATCTTATTTGTTTTTGGGTCAATTTTATCCACCTTAAACATTTTATTTTTATCTGTTTTTATTGGTAACCATTTATCAAATCCATATTCTTTATCCACTTTTTGTTGAATACCAATAAATTCATTATAGTTTGTAAATCTTTCATCGTCATCAAAACCTTCATATATTTTTTCTAATTCATTTGCAACAAAACTTTGAAATTTATCATAGTCAACATCACAATTGGTATTATATCTTAGTTCATCCCAACCACCTCTACTATAATTATTTTTATCTAATTTTTCAATTAACGTAGTTAATAAAGTTTTAAGATCTTCATTTTCGGATTTAGTTTGTTTGTACCAAGTTAATAACACTCCAACCGTAGTTTGGAATTTATATCCAAAGTTTATTTCTTTTATTCCAAATTTCATAAACGGATTTACAAATTCAGATCTTATTGTGTCTTTAATTGTATTATAAACACAATCTTCAAATTCTGTACTATATTCACCAACAATTGTAGTAACAAAATCAATGTTTATGTCAGACATTGCTTCTGATATTTTTTTGGTATCGTCATTCGTTATTGATGGGTAAAATGTTTTAACAATATTATAAATACTGTTAGAATTTTCATCACTAAGAGCATAATTCATAAAGTCGCCATTTTCCCAATCTTCAATATATTGTTCGTCTTGATAATAGTTATCATAACCCCCATAATTTGACATATGAATGTTCCATTCATATTTATCCTCATCACCAATATCAAAAACGTCTAAGAAATCTTCATCCTTCTCAAATAAAATTGTAACAATTGAACTATTTGGAAATTTTTCATTAAATTTAATTTCATCAATTAAATTATCTCCACCATTTTCATTCCAGTTAGGATCATATCCCCTATAAACTTTTTTCAAGAATTCAAATGTTCTACCAAATATAACTAATGGTGTTAGAAGTTTAAGTGATTCTGGAAATAATTTTCTTAATTCATCCACATCACCAAAACGAATAATATCATCATGAACCCTAATAACACTTGTTTGATTATTTTCCCGATTATGTAAAGATACAATTGGAGTGTCTTCATTAGAACTAATTATGAAATATGTGTCCCCATCATTAAAATTATTATCCCAATTATTACTATAAAAATCCCCACCAAAATAAAATGCGGAATCTTTAGATAATACCTTCACTATCTTTAAATCATCATTTTCAATAATTATTTCTAAATCTCCAGATTCGTATGGGTTATATTTTTTGTTTTCCATGTAAAAATAAATATCTTAAATATTTGGAATTTTTATTTTTTGTCTTATCTTTGTATTTATAGTATTACAAGTTATTTGACATATGGGGGTGTTTTTGGATTTGACAGGTATTGGCTGAAGACAAAGGGCACGTGGAGACTGAATTAATCTCCTTAAAAACTGATTCACAAAAACAATCGGCGACGTTTTATCGAAAATGGAAACTCTTGGTTTACTAAGAGGATCCGAAGTTACTGTAGCCTAAGAGGTTTACGGAAACGGGGGGTCGGTGGACACATAACCTAGCAACAGAAGTCTTTATGGTGTGGTTTCTACCCTAAAAGGAACAAACGGTCTCGTTCAGAGTACTACCGTAATAAAAGTGAACTCTACACAGTTATTGGTGACGATGTCAAAATAGGAACCAAATATTTCGGAAGGTATGACAAACCTTGACCTAAACGTGTAGTCCTTCTCTGACAGGATATTATGGACCGGAGTTCGAGCCTCCGCACCTCCACATCATATTACCCCATCTCCACAGATGGGGTTTTTTTATGCGTTAAAATTATAGATTAGTGTTGTGTGAATATTATATTTTAGAGCACAAAAAAAGGGATCAATTCACATCGTCCCTTTTTAATTTTTTTGAACCTAAAATATAATATAAAAAAATAAAAACCTGAGATTACAGTTTTCGTAAGTGTCTTTCGAGTCATTATTGGTTCTACTCTTATCCACAGGATTTTGTCCTGTAACACTCATTACCGATTGGTTAGACCAATCACTCCTTGACGATATAACTACTCTCTTACTACTCCTGTCTCCTCAAGATTGCGTCCTGATTCGGTCTTCGACGACCTAGAGATTTTTCATAAAAATACGGTCAAACTTGCGGTTATCACGTTCCACTGACAGCCAGTGAATAGGTGGGTAACTTCCGTTATATCGTGACGAACACTTTTGCTTTATAGTTTATAAATGTTACTTCATTAACATTAAAGTTTTTGTGTCGTGGATTGTTCAAAGTTGTGGTCCGTCTTAAGCTTCATTATCTTTTGAATAACAAAATACCAAACAACTCTGTAAAATGTCCCCATTTCAATATTTCAAGACTACTTCGAAACTAACCCCTTGGTAGAAGTCGGTTAAGGTTAATAACGGCACCATCCGTACGTTAACATACCTTTCGGTTTTAAGTATCCTTTTATATTGGAACCCGCAATAACAACATTGGAAATATTGATTCTTGCATCATCCCTACGAGTTATTCCTATTGGAGTTCCCTCCTCAACAAGATGACCCACATCACCTCGTCATAAAATCACTTTCCCTACACCGTTGGCCTCGGTACTAAAGATCTTATGGTATCTCGCCTGTGTACTCGACCTCAATATTCCGAAGACTATTAAGACGCAAACCCGTTACACTTGGGGGTTCACTTTATCCTACTTTCGTAGTTTATTTTATGGACTATACACGGCCCAATATCTTTATCAGTTTCATTTCTTACTTCTGAATGGATAATCTAAATTTTCAAAGAACTTTTCAGGACTTTTCCTGATTTGTTTTACAAAGATAAGACATTTATTTTGTTATGTCAAGTACTTTGTAATATTTTTTTTTTAATGTTTTTCTACGTATACTGTATAAGTCTTATAAAAATCCGCTCTTAATTCAGCAAAAGAGGAATTTGGTGTTGTATATTTTACACCATTATTATCATAATAATAGAAAAGATCGTTAATCGATATTTGTGTTTCATCACTCATATATAGTTTTTAAAAGGTTAATAATTAAATAAACTTTTTTAATTATGGTACAAAGATAATATAATTATTTTAATAAATCAAGAAAATTAAATAATTTTTTTCATTAAGTCTTTTATTCTATAAATTTCCTCATTTAATTGAGTATTTTCGGAAAGACCTCTTTCTTTTCTAATTTTTGCTCCAAGTACAGGAAGACTTAAAATATTTTTTAAAAATGATTTTATATCTATATCGTTAGTGTTTTTCGTTCCAACCTCAACCCTAAATTGTTTTGCCACTTCTGTTATTGAATCTTTTGATATCGTAGATCCGTCAGATAATTCTATAGATGAGTAATATTTTATACATTCATCCAAGGTTTTAAAATTATTTATAGTTTCTTTATTATTGGTTAATAGTTCTAGATCTTTTTTTAGTAACAATAAAACATCGTTGTTATTTTTGGTGCCACCACCAGTATAATATAGGTGCCAAGGTTCCGCAATCCTCAATGATCCTTTGGATTTATAAGTTACCTCAAACCCGTAATTTTCACAATTATCAGCAACCCATTTTTTAACCTTTGAGTTTTTATCCCACCAACTAGTATCAGTACTAAATATATCAAAAGTTTTACCTGTGTGATGTTGGCTAAATCCAGGTAAACAATTTGAAGCTTGTGTGTCTTCAATACCTCTTTTTTTAGCTTTGGATCCAAAATTATCTACTTGGTCATTATAATTTCTATATCCCGACACAATGTCATCTGGATATTGTATGGGGTTTGCTAATTTACAGTCCTTTATTAATTCCTCAATTTTTTTCTTTGCTTGAGAATCCTCATGACCATTATCTGGTCTAATATTTCCTTCTTGTTTAAATTCAGCATCAATATGTTTTTGAGTAATGGTGACCCCCCATTTACTTTTTAATTTATCCATTAACTTTTGAATCTGTGGTGGTAATGTATTGCCTTCAGATTTTGTTGGGTTTTCATCCTCGTCATTTTTCATATATTTTGATTTACATTTTAATGTTCCATCATCAGTAATAAATTGTCTAATATTACCTGTTTCAACTCCAATATGTAGGTGATCATATGAACTACCAGGAAAATCCATCACATATCCTAACAATTGTCCGCAAGAAATTTTAGATCCTTTTGAAATTGTTGTATCTTTTAAATGAGTATAAAAAACACTTGGTAATTTATTATCAGTTTTAACTGTAAATCCAGTCCCAAATATTTTTTTACCATTTTTCCTTATAATATTTGGACCATGATTTGTAAAAGTAACGACAGTACCTGAATTAACTGCGTATACAGGAGTTCCAATTGGGACTGCAATATCCCAAGCATTGTTACTCTGCCAACCTGATTGTCCCTTGTGGGCACCATCTCTTGGAATTTTAATTTTATTCTTACCTAATATAAAACTTTCGGTTATAGTTCCATATTTTTTTATTAATATTGAACATATTACTATAATGGTGTATGGGTTAGTAATTCCTATTTTTTTTAATTGAGATACAACGGTATCGGCAATGTCTTTTGATTTACCTGTCAAATTGTTATATGTGACAACCAAATTACTTATTGTACTTTTATCGGGTACTTCATTATCATCTTGAGTTTTATTTAAATCTCCTTTTACAATTTCTTTACCACTAATATATGATTCTGGATTAACCCAATTACCATTTTTACTTTTTCTGATTTCAAAATGTAAATGTGGTCCAGTTGACTTACCGCCACCTCCCGCTAAACCTTGTCCACCACCAGATAATGCAATTTGATCACCTTGTTTAACTTTATCGCCAACACTTACCAACATTTTAGTTAAATGGGCATATGCAGAATAAAAAGTTTCTCCATCTAAGTCATGTTTAATGATTATAAAATTACCGTAACCATAATAGTTTTTCATGTCAGCCCTAACCACCTCACCATCCGCAACAGAATTCACACCTGTCCCATCAGGAACACCAATGTCAATACCATTATGATGTGCTCCATTTCTAGGCCCAAATCCAGATGTTTTACTACCTTTTTTTGATAATGGATAAATTAAGTTCATATTTACATAAATATACATTTATTTGAAAACCATTCAGGTATATTTCTATTTTTCCATTTTGCAAAATCTTTTTTTGCTCCAATATAATAATTTCGATAAGATTCTATAACATTATTAACTTTATATTCGTCTGGCATAGCTTTGGGTGGTTCTGTGAACTCTGTGTCGGAAATATTTGGTTTGTTTGTTAAACACCACTCTATTACATCCTGAGACTTATGTCTCTTTCCATAACGATATGTATATTCTTTACATAACTCCAATCCAAGATCACAAAGGTATAGATAGTTAGATAAGTTCTCACGAACCCATATTGAACATGGATGATTTTTATGAGATAATTTATAAGGGGCTTCTGATCCTATAACCCAATGGGTACTACACAATAGTTGTGCCGTCTCAAGGATCATTTTAACTACGTGTTTATCACAATGATATTCCGCACATTTTTTTGTGTCAAAATCTAAAAAAAATATATTCATACCACAAAGGTATACTATTTTTTTATAAAAACAAAATTATTGTTCTAAATGTGTCATTAACACTCCACCAAGAGCGGTGGCATAAACCTGAAGATGTTTTATTGAATCTTGATCAAGTTTAGTTTTTCTTTTTGTGTAATCAAGTCCTAAAGTTCCAATGAACTTATCATCAATTGTTTTGATTGCAAATAAATAACCTGATTTACATCCTGTATCTTCAGCAATATACTTCAATCCAAAAGTTGCAATAGTTTCGTCTTTATAATCTGAAATTTCAATTATATCATTACTTAACAATTCATTTATTGATTTTGAAAATAAATTAACAGGTATATTATGAAAATTACTTTGTACTGATGATATACCAGGATTTACAGTTTCATACATTACTGAAAACTTTGCCATTGATTTACCTGTTGGGTAAAAATTTCCACCATTGTGAAATTGTGTAATCCAAACTCTATCAGGTTTAAATTCCTCTTTTATCTGTTCAATTTTATGGGTAACAAGTTCACTAACTCTAAGAGTTTCTCTAACCATATCTGGTTTTTCTTTTTTATTCAACCTGATTTTAACGTAAATTAGTAAAATTGGACCAACCACACCTGTAATAAAAGCTATAACAACACCTAAAAAATTTTCCATATAATTTATAAATATTAACTTATATATAAAAGTAATTATATTTTAGTTTATTTTTAATCTTTGTCCCGATTCAATATTATCTGACTTTAAATTATTTAACTTCATTAACGTTGCCACAGTAACAGATTTACCGTATTTTGATGCTATTCCTGAAAGAGTATCACCTGGTTTTACTGTATAATAAAATGTTTTAGAGTTTAATAGTTTATCTGTTTCCTTACTAATTTTTTTATTTGGTTCAAAATATTTGAAACATTCAGGATGTTGAGCAATTTTATACATATCAAGTGAAAGCATTACTGATATACATTTGTCTTTACCCCATACTACTCCTTTTTCTACTGAGTTAACAACTGGTTTTTTTGTTTTTAATTCATTACCATACTTGATAAACGCTTCTTGATTTTTTACCATTCTATCCGCAACCCCACCTTGATATCTAGGATCTTTTGCTTGAGAAAAATCAATATTCCATCCTTCTAAATATTTTTTAGCAGCTAAACTCCAATTACCTGAATTTATTGCCTTTACCCATTCATGAGATGTTTTTGCCTCCCCCCTAAACACGGTATTAACTAATACCCTTTGAATATATAATGGGTACTTATCATATTTTGGAAATAATACTTTCTTTGCAATATTTTCTTTTTCTATAATATCTTTTGTTAATAACTCTTCAGCCTTTGAATTTAATATCTTATTTCCTATTGTCGCTTCTTTACCTGTATGTCCCCACCCAATTGTTAATGTTCCACCCTTCTTTAGTTTATTATTTGAAATAAAAGTTTTTGGGTTTTTTGAATCCTTATCATCAAATACATAATGGTTACCTTTTGAATCAACAACAGTGGATTCATAATTTTTTATAATATCTCTTAATTCTGGATCATCAGCGATTGATTCCGTTAATAAAGTTTTAAATTGGTTTTCTGTGATAATAATTTTCATATAACTAATAAATATCATATAATTAAAAAACCCACCTTGTGAGTGGGTTTAAATTTAAAAAGTTAAATTAATTATTATTGTTTTTTGTTGATGATTGACCAAACAGCTCCCGTTAGGGTTAAAATACCACCTGTTATTTCACTAAATAGACCTTCGTCTACAAGACCTTTTGTAATTAAAATACCCCCAATAAAAGTTAATGAGTGTCTAACAACTCCCAATAATTGATCTTTACTTAATTTCATAATTTTTGTTTTTTATAGTTTATTATTACATATAAATATCTAAAAAACCATTATTATTTTTTATTGAGTATAAAAAAGTGATTTTTTACAAAAAGAAATATTATTATTGTAGTCCCACCGGGAATCGAACCCGACTTTCCAGGATGAAAACCTGACGACCTAACCGATAGTCGATGGGACCAAAAATAAGGGTGAATACGGGCCTAGCGAGCCATCTTTCAGGAAAGGCCCTTCTAACTACTCACCCATATTATTTCCGTTTTTTATAGTGGTAATTGTTATAAGAAATCCAATTACTAACATAATAATGAGTATTAATAATAGGGGTATCCAAAGTGGGGATGTAACCCACCACCACGACCAATACTGAACTGGTCCTATCTCACCCAATTTAAGTGTTAAAAAGACTAAGAATATAAAACCTCCTAATCCAATTCCTGTTGATGTGTTTTTTTTGTTTGACATATTTTATTTTTTTATACTTTAATCTGTGAATAAAATTATTTAGTAGTCAGGGTAGGATTCAAACCTACACGATAACCGTTGTTAAACCTCAAAACTGTTACCACCCCAGGTTGTGAAGCTCGTCTATCAATTCCGCCACCTGACTATACCTATTAAAAATATAATTATTATTTTATAATAAGTCAAATTATTATTTACAAGGTGTTTATTTTAAATGCGTGTTTCAGTATTTTTCTTTTTTTAGTTGAGTCTTCGTAGTTACCATGTATTATCCCATCTTTAATGGTAAATGCGTGACGATTTACAATTACAAAAAAGGTTCCTTCTGGATTATCTTTTATAAACGTCCCAACGGTCATTTGTCTACTAACCTTTTTACCGTTTAATTTAACCTTATAATCCAAAGAATAAACTACTGAATTACCCATTGGTTTTTTAGCCCCAATTGGTTTAATTTTCTTATGGTTTATTTGAATTTGTTTTTTTGCCAACTCAACCATTGAAAAAACGGTACCATAAGTACCACAACGATCTCTTCTCCCAAATTTTTCTTTAACGTATTTGTGAGCTTTATCATAAGGGATTTCAAATGCCGACGCAAATGCCCTTACAACACAGTCGTTTTTTTCTTTTTTTGCAATTTCGGAATCCTGATAACCAATGATTCCAATGTTATTTGAGCAGTATGGTAGTATGTTTTTCATACCACAAAGATACAAACTTTTTTTTAATCTACAAAATTTTTTATTATTTTTTTTATTAAGAACTTGATTTTTATTTTATTAAAGATCTAAAATAAACAAATCTTTATTACCGTCGGAATAATGTTGTTTGAATCCAATATTTTTAACCATATTTTGAGATGGTATATTATTTTTTTTAACAGTTAGTGAAATCCTATCATAACCTGAATGTTTAGCGATATTTTCACATTCTTTAAATAATTTTAAACCATATCCTAATCGTCTAAATTGTTCTTCAACAACAATAGTATGTGCATAAGCGGTATTTGATAAATTTCCATAATTAGTATGTAAAAGTTTGTCATCATTATTAAAATCTTCATTATTTAACATTTTATTTAAATCTGTTATTGTTACAGAACCAATAACATTATTATTTTCTGTTAAATAATAAACACAATATCCTCGATCACTTTCAATATTACTTGCCACCCAAATTTTATATGGATCCGAATTTTCAGATAACAATGATTTTATTCTATATATTTCCTCAATAAGTTCCATATATAATAAATATATGAATTACTCTAAATCGTAAGGGTAATTATAAAGTTCATTTAAATAACAAAGATACTCCTCAGAATTTATAAATTCATTGTGTATTTCTTCAAAAATGTCCATATTTTTATTTTTTAGTAGTCCCATCAGGGTTCGAACCTGAAAAATTTCTTTAGAAGAGAAATATGTTATCCAATTACATCATGGGACCATATTTTTATACTTTATAAGTTTAAATATAATTTAACAATAATAAAACTATTTTGTTATGTCAAACTTACTTATTTATTTTACGACCAATATTCATATATGATGAATCACTTTTATTAAGTTTTTTTGATAAAAATAACCTTTGAAGAGTATCTCTATTTGAATTTGTATTATTATTTAGTTGTGGGGTTTTTGGTTGAGGAGTTAATATTTTTGGTGTGTTTATATCTCTGTTTAATATTGAATTAATTGTATCTTTATTAATTTCTTTAATTATTTTCTCTTCTTTATTTATAATTTTATGAACTGTTTTTCTTGGTGATTTATTAAAAACTGATCCTAAAGCATATTTTGATTTTTCTTTTAATTCTCGATATAACGTAATTTCACTAATATCATTAATTCCTGTTTTATATATTATTTCTAAATCTTCATCAGAATATTCATTTAAAATTAAAAATTCCCCAATAACTAATTTAGGTATTGGTTGACACTCATTTTTAATTTTTTTATTTTTAGTTATCATATGATAATAATGTCTTAATTTTGACCTTGGATTAGTGTCGTTGCTATTTGTTAAACTTTCACTATGTCTTCTATACAAAAAACAAACTTGTTCAACATGTTTAATTCTTTTACTATTACACATTACCCTCCAATTAAATTCAGAATCGGCAGCACAAACCCAAGGTTCAAAACCGTTCATTTCAAAAAATAAACTTTTTTTAATTCCAAAAACACCTTCACCAAATGTTGATTTTTGTGATAATAGTTTAGGGTCATTTAAATCGTATTTATCTTTAAACTGAGATAACATTGGTTTAATCATATCAAAATGTGGGTAATATTTTACCAATAATTTTGCCATTATTGGTAACATAACATCATCAGAATCAAAAAACAATAAATTTTCATACTTTGTTTCTTTAGCAAGGGTATTTCTAATAACGTATGTACCATATCTTTCTTTGAAAAAATAAAACTTAATATTTTTTGAATGTCCTTTAAAATTTTTTAATATATGGTTTGTTGTTATTTCACAATTATCAATACCTAATAATATTTCGTATTCATAATCTTTAAATGAGTCCACAATACTATATAAACATTCATCTATATATTTATCATTATTAAATGCAGTTATTATTATTGAGATCATAATTTAAAAGTATTGTAAAAAGTTAACGATTTTTCATCAATATTATTTTTTAATAAATTAAGGTTTGAATCATCAGAAAAATTACGATTATAACCATTCTTATCATGATGTTTTGCTCCACCTGATAACCCAATACCATGTTTCATACCAAGATGATAAATCTTTTCTGGTGAAACTGTACATAAAGGTACATGAGGATGAGGTGATAATTGTTTCCACATTGCCGTATCTAAGAAAGGATCGTTATCTTTAGGGTAAGAAATTCTAAGTATTTCATTTGTTACCATAGAACAACAAGCGGATGATTTATGTGAGTGGGTAAATTTTCTGTATTTATTAACGAAAATGTGGTAATAATATGTGTAACCAATACCAAATATTTTAGGTTTACCCGCATCAATCCATGAGTTTAACATAAACTCAATGTATTCACTTGAATACCAATCATCATCTTCCCAAAAAAATACTATATCACAACCTCTATTAAATAATTCTTGACAACCATATCTATATCTTGGTGTAATGTCATAATCCTTTGATTTTGGGGGGTAATCAACAATAAGTATTTCATCTGGTTTTCTTGTTTGCTGATCTAATAACCATTTTGCATGATTTAAAAATTCAGTTCTATCTCCCCTACTTGGTATTAATACTCCTACCTTCATATTTTAAAATTGTTTAATATTATCTAAGTGTCCCCACTTTTGTTTTAATCTTTTCTTATATTCATTATAATTTCCCCACTGATATCTAACTGTTCTACAGGTATAACTATGGTGTTTAAAATAAAAAGGACCATCATCCTTTCCCCAATTCACTAATAAACTATATGTTCCTCTATTATGTAATTCTTGACTTCCAATACAATAATCCTCAACACCAAAATGAAACTCATTAAAAATAACCTCATCAAACCTTAATGGGTTTTCTTTATCAATAACAAAAAAACAAGGATCACAAAATTTTAAGTTATATTGACTAGATCCTAATGCCCCAATGTTTTTGTTAACCTCATTTTTTCCAACAACACATAACACACCAAAATTGGGGGTTTGTTCTATTGTTTTTTGAATTTGATTAATCATCTCATCTGAAAATGTTACATCTTCATGTGAAAATATAATATACCTGTTTGGGGATTCATTAATAACTTCATTATGAAATCTTGATGATTTAATATTTGGTTTTGTTATAATATCAACCCTATCTTTTATTTTATTTAAACAAGGACCCAAATATTGATCATATACATCTTTCTTATATGTTATATATGCGTAAGTAAATCTCATATTAATTTAATGGTTTGTCGTTATCGGTTAATTTAGATGTAGTATTGTTACCATGAATCCCTAATTTAACATATCCTCTTGGTATATAAATTATATTTCTTGTAAACCCTTTTAAAAAATCGTGCATACAGTCCATAATACCGTGTTTAACACTCTTTTGAATTAACGTAGTGAACATTGAACAAACTTTACTATAATCTCTACCGTGGGTATATTCTTTACCTGTGTTAACAACTAATTTAGTTGGGTGAAAATTTAAAATAAAATCGTCGTATTTGGAGTTATTTTCATTATATAATTTACGAATAGTCTCAATATAATTTGATTCCATAATATCATCACAATCGTGTCTTGTTTGAATTGTTATATTATTATTTATAACGTATTCTTTATAATCTTTTTTGGTGTCTGAAAATGGAATTATCTCAATCTCCTTATTAATTTTATCCCTAATTAAATCATAATGTCTTGGATTGACAATTAACGCAATTGAGAAATTTTTATCTGTTTGTGAATTTATTGAGGGAATATAAGTTTTTTTCATTACCTCAAAATATTTTTGGAAATCTACGTCTTTACCAAATTTACATCTTGTTATTACAATATGTTTCATAAAATCTTTTTTATAAATAGTAGTAAAAACAAAATGGGAATCAATGATTCCCACTTTGATAGATAAACTGAACACCTCCTTCTTTTTAGATGGTTTATCCTTACCCGACAACTACGTCAGATAAGTTTCATTTAGGTTATTTACCTACTTTTCTTATTTTTGATAAAATTGATTTAATAATTCTTTCTTCTTTAAGTACTGTTTTTTTATTATTTATTGCTTTTGTTACATGTCTTTTAATAGATTCTTGTAATGAACCACTTCCGATACATCTACAATTATCATCACCAAAATCAGGTATACGAAATGGACCAGCAATTTGAGTTCCATTAACTTTCTCTCCTTTTAATAAATTAGTAATTTCTTTCCAACCTAATTTACGGTCAAAAAGTGTTTTAGGTAATCTTGTTTTACTTACACCAGTTAATGAGGCGGCATCTAGTTTAATACCATTAAGACCAATAAGTTCATCAAACTTACCAGTTTTAAAACACCCACAAAATTCTTTTGCTGCACCTTCTCTATTTGGTCTCGAACTTTCGTCACCAGTTAATGCGGCAATTAAATAGGTTTTTAATTTTTCAATTATTGATTCCTCACTCTCATCACAAGAACACCCAACACTTTTTTGAACTGATCCTTTACCAAACATTACCTCAATTGTTGCTGATGGACAAGTGGTATCTAAATATGTTCCGAATGTAAGTTTTTTAAATTGTCTACTACTTTCATTACTTTTAAGTGGTACTAAAACCGAATAATTATCTTCTGTAATTACAGCACCTGCACCTAAAACTCCTTCTGGTAATACTAACCTACTACTACTTAATCCTTCCATTTCCATCAATTCATTATATTTGTGGAAATATTCAGATCTAGCACCAAATTTATTAATTGCGTTTTGTACAGTACCTTGATCAAATTCGCCAACAATTCCTTCCTCTTTTTCCATGTTTAGAATTTTGGATTTTGGATTGTATGTTATACCATCATTTGTAACAAAACCAAAAAATACTCTTAATTCTTCTTTAGTTTTTGGTGTCCCCATATTATTGTTTAATTGTGTTTTATTTTCTGTTTTATTTTCTGTTTTATCATCTACTTTATTGTTTGATATTTTACTTAATCGGTCACATTCAGAAATTACATTATCTAATAATACACTTAATCTATCTAATTTTCTGGCGACACCGGAAGCAAGTGATAATTCAAAGGATTTATCTTTTTGAATTTTTTGAATTTTAGCTTTTGCATCTTTAATTTGTTGTATGTTACCTGTTTCACATGCCTTTGATGAATCAAAATTATTTAATAATGTTATTGCCTCTTCCATTTCTTTTCCGGCTCCAACTCTATCTGCCATAGGTTTTAAATCATTTAAAATAGCCAATGCTTCGGTTCTAATCGGTTCAATAACTTTTTTAATTTCTTCAGGAGTTGCTCCATTATTTAAGCTTGATTTATTTATTAGACTAGAAGTATTAACCCCTTTATCATTTAAGCCTGAAGATCCTCTATTAATAATTTGTTCTTGTAATTCAAAGCTTAATTCATCTTCTATTACGGCAGGTTCCCAAGTCCAAGTTGGTTGTTTTTTAATTTTAACAACTGGTTCACCATCTTGATTTATTGACATATATAAAACACCTACCTCACCTTTAGGATATTTTTTTGTCATATCAATTGGAAATAGAACTAAATAATCAAATTTAGTCATATCAGGAGATTTTAACTCCTCTTCAGTTAATTTATATTTTATTGTGTCATTATTAAGATCTGTTTTTATTACATAAACTTTTTTGTTTCCAACATTACGAATAAGACCTTTAGACCATATCTGTTTGTTTTCTATTAATTTTTCCCATACTCCCATTTGAATTTTAGGATCATCCATATTTTGTTGTGGATTACTTCCACTTATCCAAGTCAAAGCGTTAGGATCTTGTGACCATAATAAAAATAAATTACCAATAGCTCTTTTACTAGGATCCTTTTGGTCTACTTCTGAATATGACTTTCTAATTGAACAAGTATTCCATTGTTTTGATAATCTTAATAATCTTGGGTCAGTTGATAACCATAAATCATGTTGTCCAGCAACTGATGGATAATATTTATAAACAAAATCTCTAAATTTAGTACTATCAGATACAGAACTAAACGGTGTTGAAGGAGAACTACATGACGATGCTCTTGGTGTTGGTCTTGGAGTTCTAGCTGATACTGATGGTGTTGGTATTGGAGTTCTAGCTGATACTGCTGGTGTTGGTGTAACAGAACATCCCGAACAATCACCAGTTCTTACCTTACATCTTCTATCATTTGTTAAATTTAAGTATTCGGTTTCATTTGTTTGTGACCAAGTGTTACCACCCCTAATTTTTTTACAAAACATATTTTTTAATTTATTATTTTAATTTATTGCCAACCTGATGAAGAGAATGTCATTGCATTTCCTGTTATACCACCAGAAGGGTAGTAATATCCTGCAGTTCCATCCCATTCATAATCAGATCCATATTTCCCTGGGTGGTTAGCATTAACCCATCTAATAAAATCGTCTTGTGTGTTAGTGTATGTATTAGATGGTGTTGTTGTTGGAGGTGTTGGTGATGGTGTTGGTGGTGTGCTACCTCCACCGATTTCAAATGGAACTTCTTTTCCTCCTATTTTTACAACAAATTTATCTTTAGTTGTTACCTTATTTCCTGTGTAATCCAATTTAGTACCACCCTTAACAAAAACAATGCTACTGGCAAAATTAGTGGGATCATCTTGTTTTAAGTTATCACAAGTTAATCCTATAGTGTTAACATCATTTCTAACTTCCATTGGAAGATCGTAGTAACCATAAATATACTTCAAACAATTGGGTAATGTAGTTCTTGGATCATCAATTGGAATGGCCTTTGAAATTCCTTCCAGAAGAAAAAGTTTAAGATTCTCTGTGAAATCATTTACAAACTCATAATTTCGTAGACATAAATATAACAAATACATTGAAAAAATAGCCTTTAAAACTTTGTAAAGGAAACCAAGTACGGGCCACGCTATAAAAAATTCTTCCATTGTTTTCATGAATTTTGTATAAGCACTAAGCCTTTTTGTTGCCTTTTCTGTGGATTTACCTACTTTAGCATTTCTACCTTCTGCTTTAATTTTTAATTCATCCGTTAAATTTTTATACGTCGTACTAGTTTGAAAATTCATTAAATCGTTTATAGACATATTTGAAAATTGTCGTTCAGCTTTTGCAAGAAAATCGGCCGCCGACCCAAGTTTGAAATAAGACAGTACTCTCGTAATAAAAGAAAATGCTTCCTTATAATTTACATCACTTTTTAAAGTAGGTATTACATCACCCAAACGTTCATCTTTTATGTTTTGTAATCTTTGTGAATCGGCAGCTTCATTTGCACTCCTTTGACTGGCTTCATCATCTATTCTTTTTTGTTCTGCAGCCGCATCATCAAGATCCTGCTGTTGTTTTATGGTTTTTTGGTTTCCCATTTCCTCCTTTGGAATAAACACAGCATCGGGTGTAGGTTCTTTTATTTTTGTGGATGATCCATCTAATGCCTCGGCAGCGTATCTATAATCATCTAATAAATCTGCAAACTCTTTATTTGTTGCGTCATTCATGTCTAAACCTGAGTTTTTAAACATGTTGCTTATATTAAGTAGGTCTCCTTTTAAAGTACCGGCATTTGCTGATGTAATATCAGTATTTCTAACAAAATCGTCAATGCCCTGACCTAACTGTGCATCTACTGTTCTAAGAATATCCGCAAAAGATTTTCCTGCCAATGAGTTTTTTACAAAGTCAGAATTACTTTTGAGAATTTCTTCTGCAAGATCTGTATTATTTTTAAAAAACTTAGCCATCGCATCATCGACCATTTCTTTTGTTACTGTGGAAACATCTATACCTCTAATTGCTGCAATTTTTCCCTGAAGTTTTGTAATATCGTCAAGTCCATTTTTTTCTAATAATTCTATAAATCCTTTTGCTCCTGCATCCCAATTATCGGCAATTGATCTACCAAAAATAACTGCGGTAGCATCATCCATTCCCAAAACTTTAAATAATCTAGCCATGGCGGCAGGGTCTGGTTGAACTGTAGCTTCAGTTAACAAATATTTGGACATATCGTTAGTTTGTTCTTGTATGTATTTTTTTGAAGAGTAAGATAAAGTACCAACGCCCATAATTTCTCTCATTCTAAAAATTTCTGAAATTATGTTTAATTCTTTTTTCATATTTATTATTTTTTATTTTTTATTTATCTATAATCTATAAATATACCTTTTATCAAAAAAGTTAAATATATAAAATTATTTATTTTTTTCGATCTCCGTTTTTGGGTTAATAAGGGATTACAATTGTCCATCTGAATAGTATTTTCCCTCTTTATAAACCAAAATTCGTTGTAAAATACCATCTTCATCATATTCATAAACTTTACCATCCCAAATCTCACCATTTTTAAAAGTCCCATCTTTCCAAATTTCACCGTTTTTATTGTAAACTTTAGTATTTTGGGATGGAGAATTAGATTGAATTGTTTCCTTCCCCCAAATTTTTTCATTTGTAAAATCTGTTTCAGGAACCATACTTCCATCAATAAAAAATTGAAGGGTTCCCGAAACATCTTTAAACTCAAATTTATGTTCATTTCCTTTATTGTCTTTACATGTTCCCGTTGCGGTTTTTAAATCCGTCGAAACTTCGATCTTTGTAATTGTTATACCAATTAGTTTTGGTTTTTCTTCACAAACTTTAATAAACGAATTTTTTAAATTAAATTTTTGAAGTGCATTAACAAACTTTTGACCATTTGGTGTTTTTAGTAAGGATTTAATTTCTTCGGCCTTCGCCTCAATAACTTCTTTTTGTGCTTGATCATAAATTCCTTTCATTTCTTCTGTTTTCCAAAATTCTGGATCATTAGCAAATTTCTTTATGAGTATGGGATCGTCTACTATCTTATCCATAGTTAGTTGAATCGCGGATTCAGTTAGATAGGGATCTATACTCGATAAATCATTAATATACCCTGTATTATTTTCTGTAAAAGCGGTTACGTTATTTGTAAAAGATATTTGTTCATCTGGTTCTAACAGAGTACGAAATAATGATTTAAAAGTAATAGCTATAACCATTAATGGTGCTCCCATTCTAAAAATTTGTCCAGGTATAACGTAACGGCTTGTAAACGGATTCACTGTTTTGGCCCATATTTTCTGAAACTCAACAGTTTTTACTCCAGCCTTTTCACCAAATAAAGCTGCTGTCTTTCCGATGAACTTCTCTGTGGACTGTTTTACTTGTGCCTCAGACCATTCTTTTGCGAATTCCCCACCTGACTTAACCAATTCTTCAAATCCAAGAAGAAATGCGTCACAACCTTCTTGAGTTGCAAACATTTTCATTCCTTCATTAAACATTGCAAACTCAGTCCCACTTAAATTATTTATAAATTTAAAATAATCTTCAGAAGCACCAGGAATTCCGGCTTTTACATTATCAAATATTTGTTTTAACCCCGCTACCCTTATTTTGTCTGATAAATTTTTTGCCGTTTCTTTACCGTATCTACCTGATATCAATCCTGAAACAGCTTTTGTTTCACTAATAAATGGAATCAAACAAAACAATATGTCTAACGTCGCATCACTTGTTCTACCATCACTAATTTGCCATTTAATAAGTGGAGCCATCATTACACCTTCACATACGGCCTGTAATATAACAGATGCCACAGTGGTACTTCCTCCCATATAATTGGCTGACATAAAAGCAAAAAAAGCTCCTGTTGAACCCGCAGTGGCCTCTAAAAGAATTGCGGCTAAACCGGCACCTGTTAGTGCCGCTGCAACTCCGATACCTACTTGTAACCATCCTCCGTAATTATCATACCAAGTCTCAAATTCAGACCTATCGTCAAAATTACTCAAATCTGCTGGGTTGTAACCTTTTAATGTTTCTGTATCAAAAAATAAAGGAGCTGTAATATCAAATGACCACCCGTTATCTCCCCCTAAACATTTGATAGATGCTTCAACAGCGGTTTGTTTTTTTGGTGTGGATACGGTAATGTTATCATCTGCTACCGTTTTTTTCAATTTTAATAACAATGAAAATTCTTTACTAAATGTTTCAAGTCCAGACGTTCCAAAACCCATACCTCCCTTACTCTCAGTTTTTACCGCAAATTTATATACCTTTCCTTGAATTGACGACAATTGCCAAAACTCTTTTGTTGGTAAACATAATTGTTTTGTAATTTTTTTACCATTTTTTTTGTTTGTCACATCTCTAAGAATATATTCTTGATTTGTAATTGATTCATTTTTGGCATTAATTACGGTTCCTGTCTCAACTCCATTTATTATGGTAGAAGAAGTGGTATTAGGACCTATAACAAAAACTTTACTACCCTCCACAAGTTTAATAATATCTAGCTTATCATCACCAAACTCAAAAATAAAAGGATACTCAGTACCTTTCCCAATGTTAAAAGTTGGTTTTGATGCCGTAATACCCATCTTAGATCTATCTTCTGCATACCATTTTGCCTGGTTTTGTTCCTGACCAGCCATCGACTCTGAAATAAAGAAATTATTTGATACTCCCATAATTTCTTTAATTCTTTTTAATTCTAATAATATATTTTTTTCCATATTTCTTTTAATTATCCCCATTTCCATTTAACGGTAAAATAAAAACTTCATCGTCAAATATGTTGATTTCATCGCCTATACCATTAATCTCACCGTTATTGTCTAACCCATCCTTTACACCGGTAAAAACAATTTTTTTCTTTATTGACTCCAACCCCGAACCTTCGGCTTGTTTCCAAGTAGGGTATTTTATTGCCATTTCAGTGCTGTCTTTTCCTTTAAAATAATATCTATCCCCTTCTTTTTTATAGTCAAACAATTTGTCAGAAGAATATGTTGTGGTTTTATCTTCATTTCCTATTGTTTTAGTATTAATAGTGGGATTCTTGTATGCAAAAACATTAACTTGTGGTAATTGTTGAATTTGATCTATATCTAACTTTTCATTATTACCATCATAATATCCTACACTGTAACTTTTATAAAAGGAATAATCAAAACATGTCCCGCCATAACAATAAATTGAAGTAGAATATATTTTATCATTACTTTTAATTTTTCCGGGCATGTTTCCAGGTAATTCTTTATAAAGATATGTTATAGAATTTTTAATACACGTTCTTATTACTTTTGTGTAATCATCATGTGATTCATCATTGTAAAATACTTGCCCATTTTTGTTTCGAGTCCATCCTGGAATGGTTGACTTATACTCAACACCTACAGAATAATCGTTATTATTATTCAAACTATCCCTATCATTTTCCCATCTTTGTTTTTCTGGTGTGGGTTGTCTACGTGTGATATTTATTTTTTCAGAATTTTTTAACGACTCACTTATCCAATCATACCCCCAACCCACAGTACCCGTGTTTTCAAAATGAGAATCACCTATTGATCTGAAACAACCAATCCTAATATCTTTAGCAATTTTATTTCCTGTTACATTGTAATCAGTTTCAAAATCCTTTAATTGTGCTTTTGCGGTTTTTAAAACCGTTCCATTAAAAGATATTGGATTATTATTAACATCTACCCACGACTTGTTTGAATCTTCAAATATAATTTCTCTATTTTCTTTTAAAGTTTTACTTGCATCATACCTCATATTAAGAAGTATTTTTTTTAATATGTCTTCCGCATTATTCATAGTAACGTGTTTGCCTTTCCTCTAGCGAGTTTATTTAATGACTTCCAAGTAACTTTAGAGTCAATTGTATTTGCAACACTTCTGGTGAGTCCTGTTTCCCATTTTGTTACTGTTGGGTATCCTCCTCCACCGCCACCACCGCTAGAAGGTGCCGGTTCAGAATCCTGTTCACCCAATTCACTGTTATGTGAAAAAGTAAACTCATCCATTAAAAATAATATATCATTTAAATTATTTTTCATATTTTTATATAAATAGTTGTATATTAAAAAAAAAGAATTATCTTTGTAGATATATATTAACTAAAAAATTTATTATGAAAACTGTTTTTTGTTTATTTTCCGTTATTTTTATTCTGAGTTCTTGTTTTAAGTACTCCCAACCAAAATTATTAAGTCTAAGTGGTGAATATCGCATAGATAAAATAACGTATGAAAAAACCGATAATACCGATACATTACAATTTGATGTAATCTTAGACGGAATGTATGTTAATCCATCTGAAATTGATGTGTTAGATACAATAATAATAGGGTTTACATCATTACATATGGATTATAGTACGATTAGATTTAAACCAATCCCAAATCAAGATGGATCTAAAACTTGGACAAAAGAATATTTCTATTATGTTCATGGACCATATAGTATATATGATCTTGGTTATTTAGATTTTGATTGTGACGGAACCAACAGAAGATGGAAAATAATTGATGATGGATTAGAAAGTTTAGTTGTAAGAACCACGGGTCAATGGACATATGGAAATGCTGGACCCCATGTTTCATTAACATACTATATGACAAGAGTTGGTCCATAATGGATCAACTTAAAATAATTCTGGTTTTGGTAATTTATTGGAGTTAACAATGTAATATTCATTTAAATATGATATTAAGGTTTCTTCGTCAATAGATTCAAATTCATCATCCTCAAACTCAAAATCCTCTTCCTCAAATATCTCAAAATCATCTTGTATTAATTTATAACCGAAATCTTCGGCTTCTGATATACTAATGATGTCATTTCTAACCTCATCCTCACTGTCTGACATTAAGGTAAATGATACCTCAAGTGTTCTCGCCTTTTCATGAATGTAATACGAGATAATTTCTTTTATTTCCATAGTTCACTAATTTTAAGTAAATATGATAATAAATGAATATTTTAATTATATTTTTTAAATCTTCGAAACATATCTATTGATTCGTGTAATTTTTCCATAAATTCTGGAAGTACATCCTCATCAACCTCTTCAAAATCAAAATCAAGATTATTAAAATTATCATCACCAATATTATCAACAGTATCCCCACGATTAATGTCAGACATATTGACCTTATATTTGTTTGATTTAGGAAATTCTTTTTCACTATAATCCACACCACCCCTTAAATCCATAATATTAAAATCATCAAAACCTTCTTCTAATTCGTCTTCTTCTTCATCACCATAGTATGGATTATACATACTTCGGTTTTTATAATCATCTACACTATCATCATCATCATCGTTAATATTACCTAATTCTCTTTCTATTCTTTTAATTTCTTGAGATTCTTTATCAAACTTATCGTCATAATCTTCATCGGCATAATCATCATAATCATCATCGTTAGTATTACCTAATGAGATATAATCAAATTCTTCTTCATTTGGTGATGGATATTCTTCATTATCAGAATTGAACCCATAATCGTCTAAATCAACAGTCCCATTTTTTAAATGTTCTGAATTATCACCAATCATATCTAAACCTGAGTGAGATTCATTAATTCCCATATTGGTATATGGTTTTACAACTCCTTTATTAGAAACCACCAAACCAACTTTATCGTTTGCATAGTCCTGAACATATAAGGGTTGTTTATTAGTTTGTTGTCCATATTCTGTAACATATCCATCATAAATTGTTTTATGTTGGTTAAGGATATTGTTTTTCTCCTCATTTGTCATCTTAAAAAAATATTGTGCCATAGTTTTGTTTTATTATAAATAGTTTGTTTATCTCATCATTTTACTTCCACCCTTCATGTCCATCCAAACTCTTAAAAGATTTGATGAGTCTTGACGAATGTATCTTTCAATACCTTTAAAATATGCGTCATCATTATCTTCATAATTATCCCCATTTTTGGTATTATTTTTCTTTTGTAAATAATGTTTCATTGCCCCATTAATTATTTCTTGTCTTACATCATCCGCAATTTCTAAAAGATCCTGAAAGGCCTCATTTTTATCATCATCCATTTCATCATAATGGTGTTCATGTTCTATTCTTTTTTTTCCCATATATAAGTATTGTGCGGCACTTAACATATTTACCACACTGGAATCTCTTAATAAATCTAAAAACTTTTTAATAACCCCTATTTTATATAACCTTGAATACTTAACAAATTCTTGGGGAACAGATCTTGTAGATTCCTCTAAAAACTTTTTTTTTGATATTGATACCCCTTCTTCAATTGGTTCATTATTAACTTTCATCCAAGTATCAACCCCATCAATTAAAGATAAAGATGACCCATTTTGCCAATTTACATTATATTGATTGTCACCAAAAACATTTGTAACACTTTTTACTAATCCTTTTATTCCGCCAGGAACACCATAATCGTCTTTCATTTTAATGCATATAACAGTATCACCAACCTCAAGGGGAGCATTTTTTATTAACTTTTGTCTTTCCATATTATTTTATTATATAAATAAATATAACGATATATTTATTTGTTATGAAGATTGTTATTACAGAATCACAAAAAAGTATTATATTATCAGAAAATATTGGATTAGGTATTAATACTAAATTAAAAGACATGAAAATTTTTACCAAAAATGTCTTAAATTCAACAAAAAATCAAACCGGTCTAGATCTAAAATTTCTTTTAACTTGGGGATCTACAATCGGAGGTTTTATGGGTCCAATAGCGAGATATATGGAAGATAAGTCTCCATCATTAACAGATGCGGATATCGCTCTAATAAGTACAGGAATTATTTTAACTTACTACAATGAAAATAAAGAAAAATTAATAAAAGTTTTAGATAAAATAGAAGAAAGAAAATTGATTAGTGAGTTTGATGATGCGTTATCTATTGCTGATGTATTAAAAAATAAATTTTTAAATTTTATTGAAAGCTTGGGGGTAACAATCTCATCAATTGGTAATATGATGGCATATACCTTCTTAATTCCTTTATTACCCGAAATATATTCATTAGTTCAGGATACTGGAAAAAATGTTGATGTAAATATGATGGTTGAAAGAATAATGAATTACGGTATCGTTACCGCATCAGCCATTTTTGTGAAAGAATTGGTTATTAAAATAGTTGAGAGATTTAGATCTTAATTTAATCTGGATCAATATAAATACCAAATTCAAATGAGATCTCACCAAAACCATATTTTATATGTTCAATATTTACACCACGAAGAGAATTTCCTTTAATTATTTTTAAGTCTGAATCAAATCCGATACCCTTCAAAGATTTATAAATACTATCCAAATGTCTTGTTATTGTACTAAATAGTTCTTCTGGTTCAAAAGAACAATCACCACAATCTTGATCGTTAAATTTAACATATAAAACTAATTCTAATACAGAACCATCAACAGTAAAATCTGCATCAATTTCACTCCATATAACGTTAGATCTATCATTTTTAAATATTGATCTTTCCATTACTATTTGTTTTATGAGATTAACTCTACTTTCAAATAATTTCTTCTTTTCAATTGGTAATTTCGCCATACTTTTCAAATTTAAATAATTTATTCAAAACTTTTTTTATTCCCTTATCATCTAATTGATGTATATCACGGTGAGTTTCAAACCAATTTATTGCAACCTCTTCAAATGGTCGCCTTGTTAATTCTGATAATCTTTTAAATCCAAATACCTGAGCATCTAATTCTTTTGGTTGAGTATAATACTTTACATTGTCTTTACCCCTATATGATCTTGATACAAATGTTCCTGTAATATTTTGATCTATATGTCTCAATTCGTGAGCAACTAACTCGTTTAATTCACCAATTAAATCGTATATTATTTTGGTTTTATTTTTTTGGTTATATTCTATCTTAACCACTATTGTCCCCTCAGTATAATATGATTCGCCATTTACTTTAAACGTGTCAATCTCATCATTTATTTCAATGGTTAACTCAATTGTAAATGATTCACCCATGGTCATAAAGTCATATAACATTTCTTGTCTTTCCTTAAAATATTCAGGTAAGAAAAATTCTCCCTCTTCTTCATTTTTAAAAACAATTATAATATCTCTAATAAGTTTACTAATTACATCTGATTTTTTACCCTGTTCAGATAAAAGTTCTTTTCTAACAATTTCTTTTAAATTCATAATAATAAATAGTTGTTTATATTATATAAATATAATCATTTTTTTACAAAAAGTATATGAAATTAATTACAACTTATTCTATTAAAAAATCTGAGTTAGAAACTAACCATACTACGCAACATTATCAGCATTAACGCCACCCACACTTTGTGGTGAATAACATTTTGTTGGATCTGTTATTAATGGGTTAAAATTATTTACATAATAATTTTCTTTATCTTCAGAAATATTAAATAAAAACGAATTTTCAATTGTTAAAGAATATTTGTTTATAAATGATTCGTTAACATTTAAACAACCAGAAGATAACTCTAATCCGTTTGAATCAACATTTTGTAAATATTTACTACTAACATTTGGTGTTTCTGAGTTTGACCCTATTTGTGATGATGCATTTTTTAACGCATTTATTCTTTCGGGTGTACGTTTAACTCCATGTATTGCTGGTCCAACCAATTTACCGTCCGAAAATTTTGTTAAATAATTTATATTTGTCCCACTTCCAGCATAGTTTGTGTCGGTCAAAGAATTTCCTGTCTTATAAACTGCAGGATTTAAAAATGATGTCAAATTCATTACTTCTTGATCTGTTGGTTCTCTTTTTAGAGTTTTTTTAAGATATTCCTTTTGTTCATCAAATGTCATATCAGCAATATCTTTTAGGTCTTTCTTTTGTCTTGATCTACCACTTAATAATGGATCTTTTGCAACAAAATTAGAATTTTCATCAAATAAATAAATTAAATTATTTTTTGAATCTGTTATAATAATTTTTTTATTTGTAAATTGAGGTCTTATTTTTACAAAGGCAATTTGACAAGCGGTTCTATCAGGTATCTTTTCAAGTTTATACTTAGCGGAGTTTGTATTAATATCCTCATTTATTTTTTTAAAAATAACATTTATATCGGTTGAGTTAGTTAGTG